ATTCCTACTGGTATCATAGAGTGTTGCAAATTCCTTAACTAACAGTATTTCATACTCATTTAAAGTAATAGTTCCTGTAGAGTTATCATAAAGAAAAATATCAATCATTACTTAATATCATATAACTCAAAAATCTTCTTATCTTCTTCAGAATGTTGTTTAAACAACTTAGACAGCCACCCACTTGGCAATTTTGTTTCAAACCAATTACTAATTAAAGGATTTCCTTTAGCTAGTTCAGATTTAATATTTTCATAAGTACGAGTATTCGTTCTAGTTTGCGTATCTTTAGGATCTCCAACTGTTTGAACTTGTTCTGTTATTACCAATCCTGGTGTTTGTGAATTCGAAGACGTCTCTCTTGCAACTGCACGATGAACTATCGTTCCTACAGTATCTGCAGGCATAACATAGTAATTGACACCATTGCTATCAGTTTTTGTATCTCATGTATTAGGATGAGTAGTAACTCTAGACGTAATTTTGTTTCCTTTCTCAAATTTCTGAGTATTGAATTTCTCTTGTAAATATTTATAGCGTCCACTAACAGGACTAGACTTTTTCAGACCTAAAAATCCTAAAAACCCTGAATCATCAATATTACTATCAACTCTACCCCCTACTCCGTTATGAATATAAAGAGTGTCTTTTTTATCTGGGGAAACTAATTCAGAAGTTGTAATATTATTTCTGGTAATTTGTCTTAATCCTACTCCATTAGGTAAAGTTGTTTTATTAACCCCTGGAGCTAGCGGTCTATCAATATAACCTTTAGAAGTTTTACGACTATTTGGTCCATATGGAAACAAATCTACTCCGTGAAAATCCTTTCTCCCCAAGTCGGAGTGTCTTTGTTTAGTTTGACCGCCATTTTGAAACTTACTAATTAAATAATCAAGTTTCCCTCCCTTCTTGAACATTCCAGGCTCTTCAGGCTGAATTGCTGTATTTTCAGATTTAAACTCTTGAATAAGTATTTCTAATTGTTTTTGTCCCTCGGGAGTTTTAGAAAGTTTATTTAAAGTCATTGCGATCTCTTCTGGAGATTTATTTTGCAATGTTTTTATGCGCGTTGGAATTCACTTTATGAATTCCATTAATTGAGTTTCGTCCATGATGTCTTTTAGTATTTTCTATAATAATTCCCTTCTTTTTAAGTTCTAACCATAGTTCAACACGTTTTTCTATGGTTTCTCCCAAACACTTAGGGATATTAGCTAAATCAACCCATGTCAAAAGATTATTTCCATCTTGCAGTTCAATAAATTCAGCAGAAGTACAATCTACATGGTCTATATTTCCTAGTCTATTAAAATATACCTTCATTATTTTACTCTTTCAAGATCTTTAGAAGAGAAAATTTCTTCACAAAGATCACCATTTACATTAAACCATCTGCACTTAATTCCTTTAAAGGAATTCACTGTTTCATCATTGTGTTTATAGGATCTTGTTACCTTTTCCACAACATACATCACTGGAATATTACTTAGTTTATGATGTCTAACTCTAACTAAGTCTCCAGGATTATAAAATATTTTTTCAATTTCACTAATCATTGTCTACAATTCTACATATCACATTTTGTTCACTAATTGCCCAATAACCTCTATAGTCAAAGGGAACAGGAGCAGCTCCAACATTTCTTATATAAATGTCATCACCTTCCTTAACATATTTACATTCTGGTCCAACGGATACTACATGACAACAAATAACTCCCATTTCATCTTGTTCCATTTCTCCAGCTTCATTTACATGGAAGGAATCTACATCCATAATTAGTCCTGCCCCTGACTTATATTTTCGATAAGGATTACGTTTATATTTTGTAAATATAACTGTATATCCTGTTGCCTGAACTTTTTTATTCTCTGCAGATTTCCACCCTTTATTTGCTTCTAATTCTGCAGAGGCAGCAGCTAATCTTTCTATTTCTATTTGTTCTTTAACTTCAGTTGAACTAAGCCCAGTAAGATTTTTACTTAATTGTGCACCGTAACCACTTGCCCCAGTGGGATCATTTAAAATTAAATTGTTCATACTTTTTACCATTTTCCTATAATACATTTTCCATGATTTAACCTTGTCTTCGCCGATAAACGACAAGAACATCCACGGACATAACCATCTTTTTTATATGTTGCTATATCACCTTCTTTATTTATATAAAGCTTGGGATTACATATTGGGCCAACAGGAGTTTCTTTATATAATGGACATTCTTTACATATTTTCATTCTCTTTTCATATAACTCCTCATTAGCATTAAACATCTCATTTACATGTCCATCTATAATATCAAATATACTTCCCATATTTAAAATATAATAGGACGATCTCTATCAAGTATAGTCGTCTGTTTTAAAAGCTTTTTATAGTGTTTTAACATTCTTTCTACATCATTTTTAAGATAATCTACAGAATATTCTGTAATTTTATCATTATGATCTATATGTATTAATGTTAATTTCTTGATATTTAGCTCAGGTTTAATTTGTTGTAACAAATAAGCATATAAAGATAGTTGTAATGTGTAATGATAATAATTACAATCCATTATATTATTTAATGGGTATTTCATCATTACATTAGATCATTTAGTTTGATCGTAGTAAGAACGTTTCTTTATTTCCTTATTTGTTTTATAATCATAAATATAGATGTCATTTCCATCTTTAATTAATAAATCTATCTGTCCAGCAACTCGCAATATTCCATCGGAAGATTTTAAGCTAATCAAAAATTCTGGATATACTCCTTTTTCTAAGTCAAGTTCATAATATCCCTTTTTACAGGTAAATACTCCCCCTAAACCAAATTTTTTTAAATCTTGCTTTTCCGAAGTATAATATATTTCTTCAAAGTTGGAATGTATTTTTGTGCCTCGTTCACAAGATTTATTCCTCTCATCATCATATCCTTTTTGTATTTCTTTTCTTGTTTTATCAAAGATAATAGGGTCAAGATGAAGTTTTTCAATCATATCATCTGTCCATTTCTTTGTAGCTAATAAAGTCTCTTTAAGTACATGAAAAGTTTCTTCTGGCATTAACTTCTCACAAGTTTTATAGGAAGATCAAAAAAACACATCAAATGGATTCTCATATTTGCCAATTAAAGTAGTGACAGAAATATATTTTTGAGCATCTGTCTTATCTAAATATACATGAGTCTCATCAGAGTATATTACATCCTTGGTTTCCTTATCTACTTTAAGGCCATTTACATATTTTTCCTTAACATTTTTTAATTTAGGCATATTGTTTCTTGAAATTGATTTAGATTAACTTCTTTTAATGAAGATAACGATAATAATATTTGAACCCTCCTTCTTACCTCGAGCATATAATCCTTTATTTGTTCTTGTGTAAGATTAGGGGAAACTTCAAAAGAATATCCAAGTATTCCCATAAATTGATTAACAGAATTTTTTCCTGGTATTTCAACAGTTACTAAGAAGTTTGTGCCGTTGACATTGATCATTTGAGCTAGCTTAGAATCTATTTGAGACAGAGAATTCAAATCTCCATAAAAATATCTACGATTGTCCAAATAATTAAAGAAAGGGAAAATACTGGTTGGCATATCTTTATACTGCCAATAAATTGATTGATCTAATGAGGTTTTTCTACATCTTTCATAAGTCATATCTACATAATAAAATCCAAGACCTCCACCATTTGCTTTTCCATTATGACCTTCCATGATAAAAGCTCTATCACATCCTATATCTCGTATAGAATTATCTAATAATTCATTAATAATAGGATTAATATGCTTACGAATTTCTGCACTATTTGCATGATTTTCATCCTCTATTACATGAATTAATTCAATAATATTTGAGACTATTTCTTTTGGATTAAATGCAATAGCCATGGTAAAAGCAAATAAAATTATTACTATACATGACTTAATAATGTTTACAAACCCATAGTCCTTCAAAAATATCAGAATTTTCTCAATTCATTGAAGAAAATTTTCCATAATTTGTTGAATTATATGTTTTATGCGAAACTATTTGTTCGTTGCAAATATAATTATTATTTTTGTAAAAGCAAAATAAAGATATATATTTAACTATAATACATTTAAAATAAAATGAGCAAGTATAACAATGAGATTTTAGATAGTATCTACGAAAGATATACTAAATTCAATAGTGAAAATACTCTAAGTCTTGGAGAAAGTAAGGATGAGTATGTATTAATGATGAAGAAAGGGCTAAGATTCATATCAAAAAAGAGAATAGAGGCAAATTTACAAAATCTGCCAAAGCTGCGGGACAGAGCGTTCAAGAACATGCTAAATCAGTCTTAAATGACCCTAATGCAACCCCTCTACAAAAGAAAAGGGCAAACTTTGCAAGAAATGCTGCTAAATGGCATCATAAGTAAAATGAAAGAATTTTTCCTAAAGATGTTTACTGCACACTCAGGACTAAGCAGTAAAAGAGTATGTGGATTTTTTGGATGACTAGTTTGTCTATTTATTTGTATTTATTGCACTATTATGGTAATTCCAGCTCCAGAAGTTGTAGAATTATTGTTTATTTGCAGTACATCTTTATTAGGAATAGATAGCATTACAAGAATCTGGTATAAAAATAAATAAAATGAAAACATGATATAGAAAAATTTCAAGAGATTTAGATAGGCCCCAAGGTTATTTGCCAAGATTCAATACCGATGAAAGGGAGGAACCGAAACCACAAACTGTAACTTCTCCTATAATTGATACTGTTGAAACAGAAGAAGAGAACTCTAGAACAGAGGAAGATTCTCAGTCTGCACATACAACTAGTCCTCAAACTACTTCATTTAAAAATAAGGATGAATTCAAGGCTACTATGTTACCTATTTATGCGAAAATTCTTTCTCAAATGGGTTTGAATACAGCCTATGCCAAAATGCTAGTTGCACAAGATGGACTAGAATCGGCCTGGGGAACTAAACCTTCTGGTAAGTTCAATTTCGGAGGCATAAAAGGAACAGGCTCAATAAAACGAACAAGAGAGGTTATTGATGGAAAAGATGTTTATATAAATGATAGCTTTAGAGATTTTGCATCTTTAGAAGACTATGCAAAATATAAAATATCTTTACTTAATAATAATAGATATAAAGCTTTTACTGGAGATTTATCTGGATTTGCTGATAGAGTATCCAGAGGTGGATATGCAACTGATCCAAATTATGCAGAAACATTAAAAAGAGTAATAGCTTCTGCAAAACACGGAGGTATACTCAAATTTCAAGCAGGAGGAACTGGAGAAATTAGACCAGATAATCGATCTTGATTTAAAAGAAAATGGGATGATATTGCTACTGCATATAATTCAAGTAGTTGGGCAAATTCTGCTCCCGCTAGTATTATAGCAGGATTTACTCCTTATGGTTTATTTCATTATTCTGCATCAGGAGATGAAGATTCAGCTAGATTAGCTGTATTACCTGGTGCTGTGGGAACAAAAGAAGTTGCTAAAAATGCGGTAAAAGCTGCAGAAGAAGGTGTAAACTTAGTTTATAGGCATTATGGGAATGATATTTCTAAATATTTTCAAGGTGCTTTAAAATGGTTACGGAATGCTCGTAAAGGTAGTATTCCAGCTGCCGAAAGATTAGAAGTACCTAAACAAATTTCTAAAATTAGATTAGGAAATCCAAAACATGATTATGCATTTTTAAAGATGCAAAAACTGGAGAGACAATATTGGAAATAAGTCCGACAGCACAAAATCCATTACGTTCAGGAGAAAAAGCAGCATCAAAGCAATTTCTGCAAGAGTTAGTTGGAACAAAAGACGATTTTGGATTACGAGGATTATCATATGCAGAAAAAGAATTATTTCCCAAGAAGTTCTTATCTGCAATGACTCAAGAAAATAGTGCTAAAGATATTTATTCAAAAATTATGAGCTATAAAGCCGAAGCTGGAATTAAATCTTCCTTTACCGAACTAACAGAGGCAGAAGCTAGAAAAATTTTTGATATAGGTTGGGATGCTAATTTGTTCTATCCAACTACAAGTTCTAATGCTTTACAAACTAAAGAAACTTTCTGAAAAGAAAATAAAGACGTTATCCTGAAACTATTCAGAAGAGTCCCTGTAATACTTGGTGCAGGAGTTCTTGGAAATGAAGTAGTGTCAGAACGTAGAGGTGGAATTATTAAAGCTCAGCAAGGTGCTGATACACGTCAATGAGTTGATAACTGGCTATCACAAAGAAAGGATAAACTTAAAAATAATGCTATTTATTCTGGATTATTTGCTTTACCTGGCTTAATAAAGAATCCTTACTTTAGACAAGTTAAGTCTATGAGTAAGTATTCTTTTAAGAAAGGAGATCTTCCAGGAAGAACTACAGGTACAACTAATCATAGAGAAAAGATTATAACAACTTCTGATGATAGTAAAAGTACTGAAGTCCATGAATGGACCCATGCAGCTAGACCCTATGAACAAATAGCTAAGGTTAAAGAAATTATTGATAGGTGAGGACTTAGACCTGGGATAATGCGGGATGATTATTTAGATAAGCCTTCAGAAATTTATTCTAGATTAATGGAATTAAGATATAACAATAATTTAGATCCAAATCATGAATATACTTTAGAAGAGGTTCGGGAGCTTAGAAATAAGAATCATACTGGAGATTATTTAATTAGAACTAAAAATCAATATTATAAGAGTAATATAAATAATCCGAGTATTCCTGAAAAAGTAGAGCCTATAGAAAAAGCAATAGACTTAAATCTTTATAAAGGTGCAGAAGAGCTTTTTGAAAGATATAATGATTCTACTATTCAAAGTTTATTGAATGATGTAGCACAGGTTCCAAATAAGAGATCTGCAATTAACTATGCTAAAGCAGGATTAAAGATTCCAAAGTATCAAAATCCTGCTAGTACGATTGAGAGAACTTCAGAACCATGAAGAGTTTGAAATGATTATTCAAATCAGGGATCTATGGATCCAAATTGGAGAGTTCCTCTTAAAAAAGATCCTCTACCACAAAAGAAATATAATGTAAAGAGAAATTACGATAAAAAGGCAATAAATGACTATGGAGAATCTTATTATGATATTGTAAAAACTCGGGTTAGAGATGCACATGATGCCTTGATTAGAAACGGTTTTTCTGAAGATGTTAAAAGACTACAAGAGCCATTAAGTGCTGTTTCTATTAAAGAGACTGGATGAAGATTAACAGATCCCAAGAATAATTACTTTGGGCTTTTGATTAATGGAGGCAAAAAAGCTTCTTATAAGACCAAAGAGGAATCCTGAGATGCGACTATTGCATACCTTAATAAACGATATGGTATAGGGAATTTGAATGGGCCTTGGTGAGAGTCTGATTCTATTGAGGATTTTGTAAATAGGATTAATAACCCTGAATTAGATACCACCCTACATTCTCAAGAAGACTATGATAGATACAATCGAGATAGAGTCACTTCAGGAGAAACTCCACAGTATATGCATGCCCCATATTGAAATAATAGAAATAAAAGATATAATGATGAGGTCAAAGATATAATAGATAGATATTATGGATACTATTATATGGAATAGTATTCAAATTTACATTATAAATAAATACATATATGTTTACATTAAGAAAAATTACAAAAACTGGTGTAGAAATGAATTTCGATTTAGGAAATCACTACACATTAATTACAAAAGAACGTTCTCCAGAAGAATTTGAAGAAGGAGTAAAAAATTATCCTTTCTATGATGATACATACGCCTTTATAAGTGGAAAAGATGGAGAAATATTATATTTATATAAAGATCATAAAAATTATATAGTTTCTGAAAATGGAACAACTT